AGTGTTCATCTTGCGTAACCTGTTTTAAGGTGTATTGAGTCTTTCCGGCGCCGGGGGTACCTGTAACCAAATAAAGCATCAGGTAAGACCTCTAAGGGCTACTCGCGCTGCCATCATGGACACACGGACGGCATACGCGGAAAGAATGATTGATGCACTGACATCGAGTTGTAGGAGTTGGGCTGCTGCCAGGGCGTAATCAGTTAGCCCACCGAGCCCACTACGAATTTGGCTATCAAGTGTGGCGAATAGGAGATCAATACCTTCATAGGCGACAAACCCAACACCGAGGGCGAACATGACGCGGTAAACCATCTTTGACAGAAAGGTGCCAAAGAACCACGTTAAGCCTCCAATAAGTATCCCTGCCATGGCTTAGACCTCGACTAGCAACCGACCTGCCCACAGTAGCGACATCACTACCAGGAGAGCACCGGCTGTTTGTAAGAACGGCTCCCACTTGCTGACTTCAATGTCGTAGGACTCACCGAGAATTGATAACGAGTAATCCGGTAGACCAGAACCGGAGCCTAGAAAACCTGATTGATCTAATGAGGAAGGCAGATCAACAGCGGTCGACAGGAAGGAACCATCATCTTCGGGTCGATTGTCGGCAAGGTCTAAACCGTTACCACGTTGTTCGGGCGTTACATAACCGGAACAGGCCGATTGCCATGCAAGAAAAATAGCTGCTGCTTGGAGAGGATCACCAGAGACTTCCGGCTGCTTGTTGCAGCCATCAAGATCGGCCCCAATAGAGCAGTCATTCCACGGTGTATTCGGATCGTCCTGACAGGAACCGTCACCGGGATCCCCACCTTCACCATCGCCATCGGTGTCGCACTCATTCCAAGGCGTGTTCGGGTTATCTACACAAGTGCCGGTATCGTTGCCACCAGAGTTATTGCCCCCACCAGAACCCCCGGCATTGGTATCCCCGGGAGGTGCAGATTCGTCAGTGTTTGGGGTTGATGGATCATCATGATCCGGCTGACCGTCATTATTGGAATCGCCTTTGATGGTGTCAGAAATCCCATCATTGTCGGTATCTACTGCCACGGAATCGGCTTGACCGTCGCCGGTTGTGTCGATACGAGTGCCTGGAGCAATCCGGGCTAGGCCAGAGGCCGAATCCGCGACAAAGTAGAAATCAGCGATACCATCATCGTCGGTATCAACGGCGAAGGTGATCTCAGGATCAGAGTTATCAGTACCGGGAACGGTACTGTTAGGGCCACAGGTGAAAACGCCACCGCTGCGGATCGCGCAATAACCATCGTAGTAATCCCCATTGTCGAAATCCCACGCAAGCACACCGTCTTTAGTAACGGTGTTATTAACAGGGTCATAGCAATATTCGCTGCCGTTATGGGTTTCACAGATCGGACCATCAGGATCACCCTGCACAATATCGGAAGCGTCCGGACTAAACCCACTACTACAGGACTGACCATCTGACTTGTAGAAATAGGTGTAAAAGTTTTGATGCGGCAGACCAAACCCCGATCCGACATTCAGATTGCAGTTATCGACGCAGATCGACGAGGGAGCGCTTGAGGTGTAAATATTGACCTCGAAGGAGGTGGTATTAGGAATGGCGTTTGTGTCGCATTGGTTATCTTCCTCGCACATTCCCGTACTCGGGTTAATCGCCTGACCAGAAGCGCACTCACAGTTGTTAAAACCCGGAACCTGAACAGCGTTATAGTTCGCACACTCCGACCCCGGGATCCAGTTGTTATAGAAAAAGACGGTGGGCGAATAAAGAATCCTATTTGCTTGGCTCTTGTAATGAGTGTATCTGTAGTAATTCCACGTTTCACCCGGATCAGGGTCGGGGTCATCTTCTTTAACGCACGCAAGACTAGGGCCGACGTAGGTAATCGTTCCGCTGATACTGTTAATTCCGTAACTCATGGCAGTACCCCCAATCTCCCCGGCACACATCGCTGAGCCGATAGTCAGAAGATCCGGCAACGACAACGACCCACTTATAACCGTTGGGGTTCCAATCGGGATTCCTTGACTCATCAAACCATATTCGGAAAGCATCGTATTAGCCGATGCAGCAGACGAGAGCAGCAAGCAGAAACTAACGAGAAGTTTTCGCACGACGCAAAATCTCCCGCATTTTTTTGAGGTGATAACGGGCCACTTGGGCTTCGTATTCCCACCTGGACATTCCTCTAGGTGGGAAGGAGGGAATCTGAACTTGTTTCATGACGCAAACACTCGTTTGCGCCAGTGACCTTTGTCCTGCAGCAGTTCGTCATAACCCCCGAGGACCGGTTTACCAATCGTGTCCTCGTCAAACCATCCAGTGCTGACGTATTGATCGAAGGCTACACAGATCGCGGAGGCTTCGGCACAGTAGGGTTTGCTTTTGCAATGTTGGCAGGGGTCTTTGGCTGTCATGAATTCATAAGGGAATTCATCGTTAATGAAATGTCTGTTCATGGTCGATCCTCTAAATCGAAAGGGTGAAAAAAGAGAAGCCCCCCGAGGGGGGCTAACTCAGAAGTGCTTAACCAAAGATCATTCCTTTGGCCCACTTGTACACAACGGCCACAACGGCCAGACCGACCAACGCACCACCGATTGCGGTGATGGCAGCAGTTCCGTCCGTGGTGATCTGCGCTGCTTCGGCAGTTACATCAACCTGAGCAAACGCACCTGCCACAGGCAGGAGGACACCGAGAGAAGCAAGAGCGAACTTTTTCATGATTGCAGTTTCCGAGGCAGGGTTTGGGAGACTCATATTCCGATGCGCCTCATTCATCGAAACATGATCAGGAGGGCAGCAAACATCGTAATGAAGTAGACAGTGGCAACATCAATCACTATCGAACCCCCATCAGTTGAATCACTGTCCGAATGATGAAAGCAAGGCCAAGAACAAGGGCTATGCTTGGAATCAGTTGTTGGTACTCCGCAATCCCGAGGATGGTTGAATCCCCAATCCCACAATTCGCGGGATCGGGAAAACAATTAGCCTGGAACTGTTGACCGCAGCCCTTCGCGGTAGAAGTCGTGCAGCCTGAAACAATGTCGTAGGCCATGGAAACGCCTTACGCTGCTTTTTTGTCCAACGGCATAAGACGGGGGAACACATCCAGACGACCGTAACGATTGACGTAGAACGAATCGTCAGAGACTGTGTAGAACCCGACAGGATACGGAGCACCATCCCGAGGGATATCGATAACAACCGGTGTGGGGTACTTCTGCCCTTCGACGAAAAGATATGCGTCTTGGGCGCGAGCGATGTAGTGCTCACCGGTTGCGGTTGTCTTGTTTTTGGATCGGACTTCTTCGCTTGCTATTTCAAATTTCAGTTGCATGACGTATTCCTTAATCAATTAATCAGTTAGTGAAAATCCGAGACTTCATGAGATCATGAAGTCATGAAACCTATTATCTGATAAACCAATTCTGTACGTCAAATAATTAATGCACTTTTTTTCATTCTGGTATACAACTGGCTATATAATGGACTCATGAACAAACAACCTTTCACAGGAGGCATATAGCCATGACAAACCAATGGGAAGAAACTTTAGCGCGAGTCGATGCAAATGCGCCTCGCGTGAACGTCGGAATTAACCAAACGCACCACAAATATCTAAAAATGGTGGCTGCACAACAGGGTTACTCGGTACAGCGTGCGATTGACTTCGTTCTGCAGCGGGTCCTCGTTGAGATTGAGGACGTGCGTATTGGCGACTTTCAGGAATGGGTCGAGAACCTGAATCCTGAAAAAAAAGAACCGTCAGACCGTCGCCAGAGCGACTCCCCCGGGGCTGCATTGAGGAAAACGGCCTGATTGAAGCCCCGAAAAAAAATCGAACCGGCCTTTTGGGCCGGTTTTTTTTTGGCAGAAAAAAAATGTCTGCCAAAACAATGTATTTGGCTTATTTGGCTAGGTTTAAAAGTGTGACATTTTGTCGTAAATGTACGGTATTACAAGCACCGTACATTGGGCCGGGGCTGGCCCGCAGCGCGGGCCTTTCAGCCCTCGGCCTAGCGATCGCGGGATCGGGGT